ACTCGCGGTGAAGTCCACGACGAACATCACACGCGCCCAGCGGTTCCTGATCGCTGGTGCCAAGGGCATGAGCCTGCCCTGTGGTTATGCCTACTACCGTGCCCACACTGGGCGCTGGGGTGGGAATAACAAAATGAACATGCAGAACCTCACCCGTGGTGGGGAATTGCGACTGTCCATCCTGGCCCCCAAGGGCCACCAGCTTGCTGTCGCAGACTCCGGCCAGATTGAGGCCCGAGTGAATGGATGGCTGTGGGGTCAGGGTGATCTTATGGACGCCTTCCGCGAGGCCGACGAGGGTATAGGCCGTGACGCCTACTGCCGCTTCGGTGACATCGTGTACAAGCGTCAGATCACCAAGGCCGACAAGCTGGAGCGCTTCGTCGGCAAGGTCTGTGTGCTCGGTCTGGGTTTCCAGATGGGCGCGCAGAAGTTCCAGATGACCCTGGCGAAGGGTGCGCTCGGCGGACCACCGGTGTACTTCACGCTGGACCAGTGTCAGACTATCGTGCAGGCTTACCGCCGCAAGAACGACAAGATCGTACGTGGCTGGGACATCTGCAAGAACATCATCGAAGACATGGCTGCTGGCCGTGTCGGGCGCTATGGGCCGATCTGCTGGGAGAAGGAGACCATCTGGCTCCCGAACGGCATGTCGCTCAAGTACCCAGACCTGCGCAAGACGGTCGATGAGAACGGCTGGGACTCCTGGTCGTACAAGTCGGGCGACATGCGCAGCAAGCTGTATGGCGGGCTGCTGTGCGAGAACATCGTGCAGGCCCTGGCTCGGATCATCGTCGGCTGGCAGATGCTGCAGATCTCACGCAAGTACCGTGTGGTCATGACCACGCACGATGAGGTCGTGGCATGCGTCAAGACCGCTCAAGCCGAGACCTGTTTCCGCTACATGCTCAAGTGGATGAAAACACCGCTTGACTGGTGTACAGATATCCCGCTCTTCGCCGAGGGTGGGTTTGCGGTGAATTACAGCAAGTAAGTTTACGGAGACCCTGGCGTGGCCAGCGGCGATCAGACTGTGGCTCCGGTGAATGCCACCTGAACGTGTCGCAGTAACAGGGTCTCCACCATTTCAGGAGCACTATGTTTGGTTTATCTGGCAGGAACATCCCGCGTGTCCGCTCGTACAGCGACGCGCTGAAAGTATTCGATAACGCATATCGGCATAACCGGTTTAAAGAATGGCGAGGGTTGTCTTCGACTCGTGACACAACGAAAACAGTAAAGAAAGATGGACCTATGGTCGTCTTTCGGTACCGCACAACTGATGTCGTGCGGTGGCTTCCCGACCGAGTCTCAGTCACATGCGTGAACACGCAAAGTACTGTGACCTTCGCACATTGCCTGACGCCAATGGGGGTCAACCCGGCCACGCACCACAAAGCGATGTATGTCGGAAACGACCAGGGCTGCTTTTACCCTAGAGGGTCCAGCGTTGAGTTCGTCTTAGAGAATGCCCGCTGGGTCGTAAATCCCAACACTGTCGAGTCCTGGGACGTCGAGCATCTGAACAAGCAACGAGCCGCCCGCATTCGACAAATCTTGAAGCCCTTTCTGGATTGGAAGGAATCAGTCGAGCGTTTGCAGGGTTCACGTATTGCAACGACAGGCACGACCAAGGCCATCGTTATCGAATCTCTCAAACACTTCATCGCCAAGGGCAAGATTCCCGAAGACACCTACATGCACCTGGCAACCCACGGGGCCGGTAACGACGCTGAATTTATGGCTCAGTGCTACGTCCTTGGCGGCGCAGTAAGCAAGATTCCGGCAACGTTTGGGTCTCTGAAAAAAGAGTCCAAGTACCGTAGTTTGAATGCCTGGGCATTCCTTTAAATCTAATCTCTATTTGCGATTCACAAAAGATCGTTTATAATTCGTTCATCAAAGGAGAACACATGGCTCGTATCACTCCGGAGCCGACCGCAGACAAAGTGGTCGTAGCTCGACTCAAAGGCACTACCGGCGCCATCATCGACCAGCTGTGGGCAGCGCGTGAAGAGAAGCGCAACCTGGAGTCCCAGGTCAAAGAGGTCGAGCAGACGATCAAAGAGATCGAAGAAATGCTCATGGCCCGTCTGGACGCCGAAGGTATGGACAAGGCCACCGGCAAGAAGGCTAGCGTCTCGATCACCACCTCCGTCGTCGCAGACGTGCAGGACTGGGACCTGCTCTATCCCTACATCGCCAAGAACAAGTTCTGGCACCTGTTGCAGAAACGGGTGTCCGATCCGAGCGTCCGTGAACTCTGGGACGCCGGTAAGAAGGTCCCCGGCGTGCTGCCGTTCACTCGCAAAAAGCTGAACGTTCGGACCATCGCATGACAAAACACAGCCTGTCACTTGATGAGCGCCTAGCCAAATACACGAAGCGTAGCGAGTCAGGGTGCCTAGAGTGGACAGGCGCTGCGACCAAAGATGGTCGTGCCATGTTTACCTATAAAGGGAAAACTTGGGTAGTGGCACGGTTTCTTTGGCAACTGAAGTACGGCGCAGTCGCCCCGGCATTTGTATGTGCCATCACTGCGATAACCCAAAATGCATTGAGCTAAATCACCTATTTACAGGGACTCAAAAAGACAACAAGCGCGATGCAATGGAGAAGAACCGGCACAGCTTTGGCGAACGACACGGCCAAGCCAAATTGAGTGTATGGGACGTTCTTCTCGTCCGCGAATTTTGTCGGTTCTTTTATCAATATGAAGTCGCCAAAATTTTTGGTATTTCGCGGTCACAGGTCAGCGCTATCTACCGCCGAAAACAATGGTCTCACGTGGCCGAATCTTAGTTCTAGTTCCCCCTCAACCAAAGGAAGTACCATGGCAACAGCCAAAAAAGCAGCCCCAGCCAAACCCGGCACCGCCGTCGCTACCGTCAAGAAGACGAGCGGCGCGGTCGTCAACATCCAGGACATGCTGCGTAAGCAGGCAGCGTCCATGAGCGAACGCACCTCGCCCGCTTCGGGCGTGGGCATCCGTGTGACACAGGACAAACAATTTGTTTGTCCTGACGGCACCAAGACCGATGAACTCAAAGTCGTGATCGTTGACTTCGTAGCTCGTAATGAGTTCTACGAAGGCGCGTTCGACAAGGACAACATCAGCCCACCGGCCTGCTTCGCTATCGGCAACCAGCCCAACAAGCTGGTGCCCTCGGACAACAGCCCGCAGAAGCAGGCAGACACGTGCGCTGAGTGCCCTATGAACGCCTTCGGTTCTCAGGGCAAGGGCAAGGCCTGCAAGAACGGCCGTGTGCTGGCTGTGCTGCCTCCTGGTGCCGACGCTGATACCCCACTGTGGACCCTCAAGGTCTCGCCGACCGCGCTGAAGAACTTCGACGCGTTCGTGCAGGGCGTGGCTCGCTCGTTCCAGGCACCACCTGTGGCCGTGATCGCCACTGTGTCGTTCGACGACAACGTGACCTACGCCTCCCTGCGCTTCAGCGACGCGACGCCGAACGACGACGTGGCGACGCACTTCGCCCGTCAGGACGAAGCTCGTGCGCTGTTGGAGCAGGAGCCTGACGTGTCTCAGTATGAGGCACCCAAGCCTAAAGGCGCGCCCGCACGCGGCAAGGTTGCGGCCCGCCGCTAATCATGGCTATCAGTAAGTTCCGTCTCGGTCAGGCTCTGAGGTCTTTCGGTTCCTTGAACGAGATGATCTCGGAGCTTACTGAGCAAGAAGTGTTGGCATGTCTCGATCTTGAGGCTGCTACCCAGAGGCGTCGTTCAATCCTGGACCGCCTCATTTCCCGAGCCGTCCGGCTCAAAGAAGTTAGTTACCACCGCCTACTCAAGGAGAAATACCGTGCTTGAGGAATGGCGTGACATACCTGGATGCGATGGGAAGTATCAAGCTAGCAATTTAGGAAATATTCGTTCTCCTAAAAAGCAGCTGAAACTTACTTCCCGTCCTAGTGGACATCTCGTTGCCTGGGTTTTAAACCGAGGCCTTACGTATGTTCACCAACTTGTAATGTTGGCTTTTGCCGGCGAGCGACCGTCAGGACATGTCACGCTGCACCTTAATCATTGTCCTAGCGACAACAGGTTTGAAAACCTGCGCTATGGAACGGTTAGCGAAAACTTGAAGATGGACTTTGCTATAGGCAGCCGAGATTTTAAGAACGGTCTCGCTCCGGCGGTAAAGCTATCGAACGATGAAGTTCGCTTTATTCGATCCTCAGTGTGTTCATCTAATGAGCTTGCTGAGATCTATGAAATGTCGCCGCGTCATATACGAGCGGTGAGATCCGGCGAAAGCCGAAATTACGTTGTCGGTTCGTATCCAACCGATTTTTACTCTAAAGGAAAGCCCATCATGGCAAAAGCAACCCTGACCACCGCTGAAATCAAAGCCCAAAAATCGGGCCTCGTCGCTCTGCTGAAGCAGCAGAAAGAAGCCCTGAAGCCCTTGCACCTCGCCGCAGCTACCGCTGCCAAGGACCATGCCGCTGCCAAGAAGGCCGCTGACAAGGCCGTGGCTGCGTCCCAGAAGACTGCTGCTGCAGCTGCTGCGAAGCTCGCCAAGGCCCAGGCTGCTGCCGACAAGGGTGCCGAGAAGATCAACGCCAAGCTCGCTGCATTGACCCCTGCAGCCACCGTCTAAGGAGCGCCTGTGATTGATCAGATCATGCTCGATCACGAGACGCTTGCCACAACCGCCGATGCCGTGATTATCAGCATTGGCGCTGTCAAGTTTGATTTGGAAACTGGAGAGATTGATGGGGAGGGATTTTACCGCTCCGTATCAATCGCTTCGAACTTGGAGTACAAGCGTCGTGTCAGCGAAGACACCATGATCTGGTGGATGAAACAAAGCCCTGCGGCGCAGGCGGTGTTTCATGAACCCAAGGAACATCTCGCCGATGTGCTGGTCGAGTTCAGCGATTGGGTGGGAGCAGGAGTTTATAAAGTTTGGTCCAACGGAGCCGACTTTGACCTCCCCATGCTCGCACATGCCTACACACAATGTGGCATCGAGATCCCTTGGAAGTTTTTCAACTCCCGCTGCTTCCGCACTTATAAAAAGTTGCCGGGGGCAGAGGCCATCCGTGTGCCGTCTGCTGGCGTTAAACACAACGCACTCTCGGACGCTTATCAACAAGCCCAGACACTGTGCGCGATCCATAAGGCACTGTTTGGTAAAGCTGCAAAGGCGAAAGCATGAGCACTATCGACACAACTCTCGCTGAACGTGGCGCACGCTATGGCTCGTTCGTCGGGCATGCCGACATCACCCAAGGACTGAAGAAGGTCATGGTAGCCACCCCAAAGTGGACTGCCCTGGCCAACGATCAGAAGGAAGCCCTGGAGATGCTGGCCCACAAGATCGGCCGCGTCCTGAATGGCGACCCTAACTACATCGACAGCTGGACTGACATCATCGGATACACCCGACTGGTGGAAGCACGGCTGATTGATGAGAGCAAGAAAGTGGTCACCCTCAAGAAGCGTGCATGAGCACTAAGCCCGAGACCACGTTCATCGCCAGCGTGCATAAGCACCTGCCGCGTGACCTCTACTCCATGAAGAACCACAACGTCTACAACGGCGGCATCGCCGACGTATGGTACGACGACGTGAGGGACATGTGGATCGAGTACAAGTTCATCGTGATCCCGAAGCGCGATACCACTGTGATTGATCTGGTTGGGGGTAAAGACCCGACCATCTCAGTGCTTCAACAGAACTGGTTACGCGACAGGCACGAGAACGGGCGGCAGGTCGCTGTTGTCGTTGGGTGCAAGGAGGGCGGTGTTTGGTTTAACGGTACCAGTTGGGACTTCACCTGGACTACCGAAGAAT